GCTCTACTAACCCATGTACTTCTTGATACTGGAGCTAACTGGAGCGGTATTCCACTACATTTGTTGAGAACAGAAGATCATGTTGGGCCGCAGGTTGATCAAGCTATTCTTCAACCTTGGGGCTGTATGGGCAGAGACTTAAAAATATCTAGCTTAGAATATCTTGAAGGTTTAACTGTAGAGCTTCGTTTTGGCCCACAGAAGGGCAGACACACCGGAATCATTGTGGACTGGGATGACGCATTTGCTAAGCATCCGCAAGAGCATAAGCCTCTTTCTCTTCTGATTGTAGACGGAGGCCACTTTGCCTTGCTGCCAAATAACTATTTTATTCTAACAGATAAACATTTCACGACCGGTAAAAGAGAGCTAACAAAAAATTATTACAGAGGGTCGCAGACCTATTGGGAGCCCTAAAATAAAACGGCCACCTAGTGATAATCTAGATGGCCGTTGATGATTGGGAGGGTACGAATAAGGTTATTGACAAAGACGACGTTACAGATAAACAAAACTAAGTTGTTTATTATCGGCGCTACAAAATTGAGCGCCGATAAAATATTATACTGCGTTCACGTTTACTAGCGAAGTCGTCCTGTGAAATATTGTTAGCGAGGAGAATATGTACTACGAGAAGCCCATCATAGGGATTTACAAAATTACGCATAAACCAACTGGCCGAGCCTACATCGGCCTAAGCGTAGATATTTTTAAAAGATTCAAAGAGCACACAAACTTTGCTCAAGCTAAAAAGAAATGGCAGGCGATTAAAAAAGCCATACATGAGCACGGCATTACAGAATTTACATTCGAAGTAATCGAAGTATGTCCAGAGGCCCATCTTGCTGAGAGGGAAGTTTACTGGATTTCTTTCTATGACACATGCAGCGAAAACGGTTTTAATAAAAATCGTGGAAAAGTTAATAAAGTCGATGATGATAATACTTGACTTTTTCAGTAGTTTATAAGGCGCAGGATTTCCCGGCCGCAACAGCTAGAATCTTTTAGATTACCTATCTGTTAGAAACTGAGCGAATCATTTAAAGCACCTGCATCAGCAGACACGCTAAACAATTTTTTTAGTTTTTAACAATTTTTATTTAGGAGATTTATCATGGCTATATCAAATGACTTACTATCATCTACACTATACAGCATAAGGGATGGCGAAGTAGATGAATTATACAAAAAGGTCGCTTTTCTAGACGGCGTCAAAAAGGCCGGAGGCGTTGAAGTAGAGAAGGGCGGTATCAAAATTCAGAGACCTCTCTCTATTCAGGAACACAGCACCATAACCCAGCTTGCTACCGGTTACGAGCCTGTTTCACTAGCAGTTAACGATGTATTAAGACCAGCAGTATATGATTGGTCAGATTTCGTCGCGCCTATAGTCATAACAAAGAAAGAAGAAATGGAGAATAGCGGAGAATACGCTATAGTTAAGATTCTTGAAGCAAGAATGAAGTCTGTAATGGGCATGCTTAGAAGAGAATTGAACAAGCAGATTCTAAGAGGAAATAGCACTGTTCTAACTAGCGTAAATACCTTGAATGGTTCAAGCGCTGGTGCAAACGGATTCCTTGAACCCAGAGCACCATCACCAGCAGGTACCCAGACCAACGTAGTTGGTGGTATCTCAAAAGTTACCTTCCCAGTTCCAGGTTGGCTAAACCAGTTCTCAAACGGTGCTGTTACTGCTGACTTTATGACCAACCTCTACAACCTCTACATTGACGGTAACAGCGTTGCCCCAATGGGAGATGTAAGCCACGTTATAATGGCTAACAAAACTTTGGCTAGATACAGAAAAGAGCTCTTCGATATTCAGAGATTTATCGATACCAAAACCCTCGACGGTGGAAGAATGGGCCTCGCCTTTAACGGCGCTCTAGCTGAACAAGATCCAGAAATGGGCTTCGGAACTGGCGTTGTTGGAGAAACCTTGGACGTTTACATGCTAAACTACCAGGGCATCAAGCTCGTATTCCACAGCGAAGGCGATTTCTCTGTTTCTCCTTTTGAACACATCTCTGGTACCACCGCAAGATCAGCTAACCTGTACGTTAAGTGCCAGCTAGTTGCAGACTTCCTCGGCGGCCAGGGCGTCGGTGTAAACTTACAGTAATCTTAATCTAACAATTTAAAAAAGGAGAAATAAAAAATGGCTACTTCAACACTTATTCAAAAACTAGATTCAACAGCTTTAGAATCTTCAAAAACTGTACCTGGCTCATATAGCACTGTTGCTACCCCAAACGTATCAAACAGACGACAGGTTGAAACCTTCATAGCTTCAGGAGCTATTGCTGAAGCAGAGCTTCTTAGCTTCGACCTAAGCAAAGCTGACGACTTGAAAACTTTGTTTGTTGTTCCTGCTGACCTAAGCGGTGCTACTACACTTGGTGTAGTTGGTGTTGCTCTAAATTCAGCTGTAGATCAGGGCAAAGTTGAATGTCTTCTATGCGGCGTAACCTTTGTAAATGCTGATGCAGGTATCGCCGCTGGTGATGCTCTCTCAGTATCAGCAACTGGCTCTGGTACAACCGCAGGATTCGTTGCCAAGAGAATTGCTTCTGACCTTTACCCCTGTGTTGGTGTTGCTCTCGAAGCAACTGCCGCAACAAAGGCTGGTCAGGTTAAAGCACTTATCTACAAAGTATTCTAAAAAATAAAAATCTAAAGATTCTATGGCTCGGCTCTGCCGGGCCTTAGTTTTTTTAGCTTGACTTATTCGTATAAGTATAGGCGGTGTTCCATGCATCATACCTACTTGTCATTGTTGGTTGCCTTAAAAGAAGCGAAAGCTGAGAAGAGCTCAGGAGATTTTGTAAACTATCTGATGCTAAAATATGCCGCTAGAGAACCGCTCTACGATGCGATAAAAGACTGGCATCCTTACTTTATAGACGAAGACAAAGAAACGCTAGAGATTATATTAACGGAGACTAAATGGCTAACTTAACTTCGATAAAAGAGAAGATAAAAAACATCAGCGATTATTCGCCACAATTAGCCGCATATAACGATCAGCTCGATGATCTAATCAACGATGCGTACTACACCATTTGGACCATGAGACGCTGGGTATTTGGTTTTAAAGAATACTATTTCCGTTTCCATCCAGATATGCTTCCAGCTAGAGAAAATCCAGGAGGCACAGATATAAATGCAAATGTTACAAAAGGAAGCAGACAAGTAATTTTTTCAGGAGCAATGGATAGGTTGCTTCCAGACCTGTGGGAAGGTCAGCCAATCGAAATACAAAATTATGAATACACAATTTCTAAAGTAGTTAGCACAAGTCAAATACTTTTATCTCGCCAATTTCTTGGTGACACAAATACTGACGATGTTTCTTGGCGAATTAAAAAAAGATTTTATTCTTTGCCAGAAGATTGTATTGAATTGCTAAGCCTCGGACATAGAGACGTTCCAAATTCAAGCGGAGGCACCGGAAGATTTCCTCCCTATGGAAAGATAATCGGTCTAATGCCAAGACGTGACGAAGAGCTTGATCTTAGAATGGATTACACGGCGACTTATGCAGAAGCTTACATCTGGTCAGAATCACAAAATATACCAAGTGGAGAAAAATTAAGCTTACAAGCAACATCAATCCCTGGAACTGCTGGATTTTTAGGAACGACCTCGCTAGAAGTATGCTGGGCATTTGTTAAGGATGGTCTTGTAGGCCCTCTTTCTAAACCAGAAACCATTTCTTTTGCTACAGCACAAGAAGGTACCTCTTATTCTTTGGCAATAAAATTTCTTTCATGGGATGACCAAGAAATTATTGCAGACACTTTTCAAACAAAAGACAGGTCAGCTACACAGTGGGAAGGCTACAGAAAAGTAGTTTTCTGGAATGCGAATTTCAACAGAGCAACAGGTGAGCGCCTCGGTCTTCCTATCTGGAAGTTTTTCAATCAAGGCGGAGCTACAAGAAATGCCTCAAATTATCTTTCTCCAGTAACGGTTGAAGATACGTTGTCTACCGTAACAATAACACATTTAAACCAAATTGATAACGGAAATAAACGATATATCGAATATGATGGTCAGCATCTCAAGATAAGACCTTATCCCCGCGTAGATGCTTGGGATAGCAGAATCTTGGAACAAGCTGCAACCGTAGATTATTCTAAAGTAAATCTTCAATACTTGAGAGAAGGTGTTGCTCGATACTACTACAAGCCACAGGCCCTAGGATTGCAGACAGATTCTCCAGAGCTTCCAAATGAATTCCATCAGCTTATTAGCTATAAAGTTCTTGAAACGCTCTACGATAAACTTGGAAACATGAATAACGCAAATCTTTATAGAGGTCGCTTTGATAAAGAAATAAAAGGTCTAGAAAGACGTTATGTAAACCACATTGATAGTATGATGGTCCGAGGCCAATTCGTGCTTGGTGGTTGGGATTCTAGAATGCGTTATGATGTCAATTCATTAAGGAAGTTATCCTAATGGCTGTTAAAAACATTTCAGTAAAATTTAATAAAGCTGCTGGCGTAAACCAAGCAATCAAAGCTCCTCTTGGCACAGCCGAAGATATAATAAATTTTAGAAAACATCCAACAGAAGGATGGCTCTGTGATCGAGGTATAGAGCCCTGGTGGGACCAAAGCCCAAGTTTTACTGTGTCTGGCGAAATTATAACTAACGTGCAGCAGGCTCTTCTTGGTGAAAAGTTTGATTCTCTTTTTGTCTGGACAAAGCAGAGCGCAAACCAAGTTTATATACTTGCAGAACAGGGCGGCTATCTCTACTATATCTGGGGCAATAAAGGCAGCTCTGTCTCTACCGACTGGAGAAGGAATGTTGTTTTGTTGGATTCAAACAGACATATCCCTAGAGCAAACGAGGTCGGCACACAGTTTATCCCCTTTGGAAATAGG